CTTTCCATTAACAGACGAAAGTCTAGGATTAAGAAATAAAAACATAAACACAGAAAGAGAGAGAGAGATATGGCTGAGTTACACCGAGTAGAGATAAATGAGAGAGCACCACAGGAGATTGACCCAGAGTCAGAAGAAGCTGTTGAATCAGTACCTGAAGAACAAACGCAAGAAGATAGACCTGAATGGTTACCTGAGAAATTCGCATCTGCTGAAGCTATGGCAAAGTCATATATTGAGTTGGAAGGAAAACTGGGATCGAATGAACAAGAACAAGAAGAAGGAGAGACAACCAATGAAGAAGAAGAACAACAACCAGATGACACCACAACGGAAGATACGAATACTAATGATGTTATCGTGGAAGCTAGTAAAGAGTTCTTTGAGAATGACGGTGTTATATCTGAAGAGACCTATAAGAATCTTGCTGAAGTTGGGTTACCGAAAGAGTTAGTAGATAGCTACGCAGCTGGACAACAAGCACTTCAACAAAGTGAAGAAGGTAGTATCAAAGCAGCTGCTGATGGTAACTGGGATCAAATGTCAGAGTGGGCAGCTAATAACTTATCTCCTGAAGAGGTAAATACTTTTGATGACATCGTACAAAACGGCACAATTGACCAAGCTAAACTAGCTACCAAAGGATTATACGCACAATTTAAAGCAGAGAATGGAGTTAGTCCTAAGCTTGTCCAAGGTGCTGTAAATGGTTCATCTACAATGCCTTTTAAATCTAATCAAGAACTTGCTCGTGCAATGTCTGATCCTCGATACAAAAGTGGTGACAAAAGTTATCACGAAGAGATTGACAGACGCATCGCAGTTAGTCACAATTACCTATAATTTTATTTGGTTGGTTCATGTATATGAAGCCTTGGACTCCGTCTTTTTTCTTGCCAGTGTTGGTTCTGGTTCTTTTAGGTGGATGTTCCAAGGCTTCTTTTTATCCGTTAGCAGGGAGTGTGGGAGGAGCAACAGTAGGTGCTTTAGGTGGTCCTGGTCCTGCTGCTGGTGGTGCTGCCCTTGGATGGGGAATAGGAGAAGGAGCTAAGTTGATGGAAGAGAACAAGGGATTAGCTAACCAAGTCAAAGCTATCTCTGAAGGAGATGTACAGGAACTTGTACAACAGCAATTAGATAAGAAGATGGATGATGGATTCTTTGACTCTATGTTAGATGAAGTGTATGGTTTCTTGAAACTATGCCTTGTAGGTGTTATCCTTTGGAATGTAGTTCCTTTAATTTACACTCGTTATGTTCATAATAAATCCCAAAAGAAATGAATAAACTACTAAAATTTTATAACTCACTGACAAAGAAGGAGAAAGCTATTGTCTTGACTGTTCTTTGTTTAGGTGGAATTATAATACTTAATTTACTTTAAATGACAATTAGTAAGACTAATGTCAAGACCCGCTGCGGTGGACAATCTCGATCAAAGGTTCTAACGAAAGTCACAACAAACACACACACAATTATAAACTTAAAATAGGAGATCATATATTATGGCAGGAGAAGGTATAACAGACCCCAGTCGTGTAGGTCAGGTTAATTCCGCAGGAGATGTGGATGCGTTGTTTCTTAAAAAGTTCAGTGGAGAAATTCTACAGACCTTTGAGGAATCGAATGTATTTAAACCCCTACACACTATTCGTACAATTGAGAACGGTAAATCCGCTCAGTTCCCAGTAACAGGTATTGCAACAGCTAACTACCACACACCAGGCGAGAACATCGCTGAAGAAGGTGGCGGTGCTAGCACTTACCTAAGCGACATTAAGAAAGCTGAACAGACAATAACTATCGATAAGATGCTTGTTGCTTCCACTTTCTTAGCTAACATTGATGACGTTAAGAATCACTACGACATTCGTTCAGTTTACGCTAACGAGTTAGGTAAGGCACTTGCCCTTAGATTTGACACTGCTATCTCTAAGACATTCATTGCTGCTGCTCGCAGTGCTGCTGTTGTCACAGGTGGTAAGACAGGTGGACAACTTGATGTAGCTAACAATGACTTCAGTGCAGGTGATGTCGCAGGTACTCCTGCTGCCACTACTGGTGCAGAGTTAATTACCGCTTTGTTCACAGCTGCTCAAAAGCTTGACGAGAACGATATTCCTAGTGATGGACGCTTTGCAGTTCTTCGCCCACAGGAATACTACAAACTTATTACAGGAGGTAATGGTGCAGTTGCTATCAATACTTCTGCTGCCAATAAAGATGTAGGAGGTTCAGGATCGCTTGCTTCTGGTAGTATCGCACAAGTTGCTGGTATTCAAATCTATAAGTCAACTCACATTCCATCAACTGACTTGTCAGCTGTTGCTACTGGAGACGGTGCTTCAAGCAATGACTTGTTTGGTGCTGGTGGGCTAGGATACAACGGTGACTTCCGAAACAGTTTAGGTGTCGTAGGACATACTGCTGCTGTTGGAACGGTTAAGTTACTTGATCTTGCTACTGAGTCTGAATATCAGATTGAGCGTCAAGGTACATTGTTCGTTGCTAAGTATGCTATGGGACACGGAATACTCCGTCCTGAGTGTGCTATCGAACTTGTTTCCTAACTTAGGATTCTCTCTTCAGTGTTGGGGAGGGGGACTGCGTAGCGGAATCCCTGCCCTTCACTGATCTTTTTATTTGAAAAGCTATGGCACTGACAACAAAACTGGAAGCGGTAAACATTATGATCTCTGTAATAGGAGAATCACCTGTTAATACTTTAAATGGAACTAGTGTTCCTGTAACCGTTACACAGGCAGTCCATGCGTTAGAAGAAACTAGTAAAGCTATCCAATCAGAAGGATGGCATTTCAACACAGAGTATGATTACCCTCTTGTTCCAGATGCTGTTACAAGTAGGATTACTCTTCCTGTTAATACTTTAAAGGTAGACTTAGACCCTGAGATATATACGGACTCTGATCCTGTACAAAGAGGTCTAAAATTATACGACAGGAAAAACCACAGGGATACTTGGACTAAAGACTTGAAAGCTATCATTACTTTTGAGTTGGACTTTGAGGAACTACCTGAACAATTTAGACATTACATATCTGTTAAATCTGCTCGCATCTTTGCTGCTAGGTTCTTAGGCAGTCGAGAGATAGAAGGGTTTGCTTTAAGAGATGAGGTAGAAGCTAAAGCTAGAGCTATTGAAAGCGACTCTGAAACAGCTGACAGGACTATCTTCGACAACTATAGCGTACTGCGAGTGCTTGACAGATAATGCCTTTGCTTAACACTAGCATTCCCAACCTTGCCCAAGGTGTATCACAACAACCTGACAATTTAAGATACCCTGGACAATGTGACGAACAAGTTAACGCTTGGTCAACTGTAGTAGAGGGGTTAGTAAAAAGACCTAATTCTAGGTTCTTATATGATACAGATTTAGGTGCTGATATAAGCTCTAATTTATTCACACACTTTGTAGATAGAGATGATCAGAACAAGTACGCTATAACGTACGACTCTGTTAACGGGTTAAAAGCTTTTGATATTACACAAGGTGTTAAGACATCTATCCACGTTAATGTACCTTCTATAGCAGCTAGTACATATCTATCTGTATCTGGTACTCCTAATCCATTACAAGACCTAAGAGCTTTAACAGTAGCAGATGCTACCTTTCTTGTTAACACACAGAAGACGATAGCTAAAGACACAGCCTTAAAGACACAACCTTTAGAACATGAAGCTTTAATCTTTGTTAAGTTAGGTGACTACGAGAAAGCTTATAATATTTATATCGATGATGCGTTAGTTCCTTTAGACACTGTAACTATAGTAGAAACACACCACAATTATAGTACAACTGGACATCCAGCATCGACTTATATTTCAGGTCCATCGACAGGCAGTCATGCAGGTAAACACGCAGATACTGAAAAAATCGCTAAAGACCTTGCAGATTGTATCTCTGAGTTTACAACAACAGCTACTCAGATGTCTTCTCTTACTATATCAGGAGGCACAGGGTTTCCTGTCAGTGAATATAGAAGCACAACTAAATATACTTACGAGTTTTTAATCAATCAAACAGATGCAGGTTCTAACATTACAGCATCAGGGGCTAAAGGCACTTTAACTTTTGCAGCCAACGGTTCTTATAGTTCTCACGAGTTAACCCATCAAGGTTCTAATTATGTGCCTACAGCTACAGCAGGGATAACAACTAACTATACAATTAGACAACACAAGACAGTACAAAGTGTTAGTTATAATTTCTGGAGACAAAGCAAACCTGTTTTTAATACATCAACAATAGATATAACAAGTGCTAACGCTGCTAGTTATGGTTATG